GCGACCAACGGCGTCTCGACCAGGGCTGTTGAGGTGACCAACGCGCCGCCGTGCAACTTTATCATCGTCAACCCGCAGAGCCGGCACCTGATCACATTTGGTGCGGATGATGACCCGATGAAGATCCGCTGGGCAGCGCAGGGCACGCTTACGACCTGGACGGCTGCCTCGACGAACGACGCCGGGGATGTCCGGCTGCTGGACGGCAGCGAGATCCGCGCGGCATCGAGGACCAAGGCCGAGATCGTGGTCTGGACCGATACGGCGGCCTATTCCTTGCGCCATGTCGGCGGCGCGTTCGTTTTCCAACTCACCAAGCTGGCGGAAGCGGCCCCGATCCTCGGCCAGCAGGCTTTTGCGGCCAGCGACACATTTGTCGCGTGGATGGCGGATGGTCAATTCCAATATTACGACGGCGTGGTCCGCAGCCTACCGTGTCCGGTCGCCAAGCATGTGTTCAACGATGATCTGGGGCCGGGGCTCAACCTCGCGCAGCGTCAAAAGATCGTCGGCTTCTGCAATGCTGAGTTTGGCGAGGTCGGATGGCTATATCCGAGCGCCGGCAGCACCGAGGTCGATCGCGTCGTCGTTTGGTCATACAAGGAAGGCGCGGACGTCTGGTGGATCGGCGAGCTTGATCGCACCGCCATGATCGACCGCTCCATCGAGCTTAACCCGATCGGGGTCGACAGTTCTGGAAACATCTATAACCACGAGATCCCTGGCGCTGGAAACGACGGGAACCCTCTGTCCTACTCGATCGAGACCGGCGGAGCCTATATCGACGAGGGCGAGAACCTGTACGCGATCCGGCAGGCAATACCGGACTTCGTGCTGACCGACAGCGACGCGTCAAACGCGCTCAAGCTGCAATTTTTCTCGAAGATCTACCCGCAAGGCACCGAGACCGCCGGGGCGATCAATGACGTGATCAGCACGACGACGACCGTGGACACGCGGATCACGGGCCGCAGCCTGCGGTTCAAGGCATCTAGCAACTCGACGCAGCTTGCGTGGCGCGTTGGCAAGATGCGCTTCGATGTCGAGCTTCTGGACGCGGCACGCTGATGGTCGCGCGCTTCCCGGACCCGCCCTCGTCTGCTGACGGCTTGCAGATCTGGGCGGCGGATCTCGTGCGCGCGCTCAATGCCGCATTTGACAGCAGCAGCGAGCGCGTGGCCGGCGAGTTCGCGGTGACGACGACGGCGACAACCCGCACGCTGGACGCTTCAACGGCTACGGTTGCCGATGTCGCGAATGTCCTGGGCACGCTTATCGAGGATCAACAGGGGCGCTGATGGACAGGCTAGATCGACTGCAACGGGCGCTGAATTTCGCCGGCGACACGCACGCGCTTGAGCATGTCGCGCAGGCGGTGAAGGGCGGTGAGGCCAACTGGTGGCAGGGCGACCGCTCGGACATCATCACCGAATTTTACGAGTACCCGCTGTCTGGCCGGGCCTGCCGCGTTTGGCTGGCGAGCGGCGACATGGCTGAGTGTCTGCGGATGTATGACGACATAGAGGACTGGGCTCGGGCGAATAACGCCGAGCGGATGGAGATCGTTGGCCGACCCGGCTGGCGGAGAGTGATGTCTGGTCGCGGTTTTACCGAGGCCGGAGTAGCGCTGAGAAAGGGGCTGCGGACATGAGTAAAGGCGGAACCAAAACGGCGACGACGACGACGGAGATCCCGGAGCCGTATCGCAAATTCGCTGAGGGGCAGCTAGCGACCGCTGCGACGCTGCAAAACCGCCCGTATGTCAGCTATCAGTCCCCGCTGATCGCCGACTTTACGCAGCGGCAGCAGCAGGGCCTCGATCAGCTGGCAGGGTTTCAGCCGGCGGGCGATTATGGCGCAAGCGTGGCGCAGGATCTCGCCGGGTATCAGGGCGGTCAGATCGCGGGCTCTGATCTCAGCGCGTACAACAACCCATACGAGGACATGGTCGTCAGCCGATCGCTGGCTGACATTGACCGCGCGCGGCAGATGGCTCAGCAGGGCGTTAACGATCAAGCCGTGGCGGCTGGCGCTTTCGGCGGATCTCGCGCCGGCGTGCAGGCTGCGCTGACGAACGAGGCCTATGCCAAGCAGTCGGCAGACACGGCGGCTCAATTGCGCCAAGCCGGCTTCTCGAACGCCCAGCAGCTTCGCCAGCAGGACATCGCCAACCAGATGGCGTCGGCTCAAATGCGGCAGGGGGCGGCGGGGCAGCTTGGTGCGGCCCAGCAGGCGCAGGACGCCGCTCGCATGGGGCAGATCAACGCGCTCCTGCAAGCTGGGGCTGCCGAGCAGGGCATGACGCAGAGCAACCTCGATCTCGCCTATCGGCAGTTCCTCGAGGAGCAGAACTACCCGCTTGCGCAGCTGGCGCTGGGTCAAAGCATCCTGGGTCAGACGCCGATGGGGTCTACCACGCGGGCTCCGATCCGCACGGGCGGCTTTAACCTCGGCAGCTTGTTGGCCGGCGCTGGGAGGCTGGCCATGGGTCTGGGGCCGCAAGGCCTGGGTCTGTTTGGCGCTGCGGCAGCGGGCGCTGCCGGCGCAGCGGGTAGCGGAGGATTACCATGATGGCTACACAAGTTCCGATGGCGACACCCGGCTTGCTCCGGCAGCCCATGCCTTACGTCAACCTCGGCCTGCTCGCGCCGCAGGGGCAGGCGCAGCGCCTACAGGCTCCGGCTCCGTCGCTTGGGCAAGCGCCTGACGCCCTGGGCGGGCTCGGCGAAGGCGCTCAAGCGCTCGGCCAGAATTTTCTGGAAATGGCCAAGGCTCAGCGCGAGGCAGGCCTGCAAGCGCAGAGAGCGAACCTGCTTGGCTTGCAGATTCGAGATGCTCAACTGAGCTTTGACCAGAAGGACCTAGCCGCACGCCGTCGAGAAGCAGATAGATCTCAAGCGCAGAGCGTGCTTGATGTCGTTCAGGGGGTCACCCCGTTTACTCAGCCGATGACAACAGCGATGGCCAATGGCGCGCGAGCTGTGCGCACAGCGCAAAACAACGCACGCGTGCCAACCGCCCCGGCTCCATTAGCTGCTCCGCGCTTACCGGTTGCGACTGAGCCGCTACCAGCCCCGGCCCCATCAGCGCCGCAAGGGGCGCTTGATGCCGCGACGCAACAGGCCATGCAACAAGAAGCGGATAGCTTGGGCGTGCCGCTCCCTTCGTTGCCGCTTGATCCAGCCCTAGTCGCGCAGCAGGACTACGGCAGTGTTGTCCCCACAGCCACCTCGCGCCTATCGGCAACACCGCAAGCCGACACGGTAGACCCGTTTTCTGGCGACGTGGTTCCGTATCGCTCGGATGATGAAGAATACGCAGCCCTGGCTGCCGCCACGCCCGAAAATGCAGATGCTGTTCTTGCCGCGACGACTAATGCGGAGGTCTCGGCTCAAAATAAACTGGCGAGCCTTCCAGCCCCTGTTCGAGAGCAGCTTAAGGGGCTGACAAATTTCGGCGGCTTCATGCTGAGGTCCATGATCGAATCCTCAATAAACTCCGATAATCCGCTTGAGGGCTTGACTGCATTTTTCAAGCTGGCAAGGGAGGGCTCGAGAGAGGACATCCAACAGATGGCGGCTTTGCGCAAAGAGCTTGACGGGATCAGCAAGCCCTTCATCAAAGCGCAGGCGACATACAACAAGCTTTTGCCGGCGCTCGAAGGACGCGGCGGCGTGTCTGACTTCATGCTGCTAAAGCTCGCCGTGCAGTTCGTCGAAGAAGGCGTCGTGATGGAGGGCGAAAAGAGATCGTTCCAGGACACCTCCGGCTTTTATGAAAAGTTGTTGACGCAAGTGGAAAACGTCAAAAACGGTGCCAGCCTTAGCGATGCTCAGCGCAAAGAGATCTCCTCTTTTACATCAAAAGTCTACTCCTCGCTGATCAAGGAGCAGAAACGGATCGAGGCTCCGTACCAGGAAAATTTTGGGCAAATTAAGTCCATGAGCCTGCTAGATAACCCGGTCACATTCACCTCTCGCATAAACCCCGATCTAGTGAAGAGCGACGGCAGCGTCGTTGTCGCCAATTTTGAAAAAAGGGAACAGGCCCGGAAAAAAGCGGGCGAAACGGCTGTGCTTGTTGGCGGCAATAACATTCCGGCTGCCAATTTGACGCCAGAAAACATTAAGGGGATGACGCCAGGAGAGGCCGAAAGCCTGGCAGAATTGTATAGAGAGGACCCCAACATTCAGGATGTCCTGTCCTCCAAAGTGGTCATCGCCTTAAAAAATAAGCTGAGGAATTAACAAGATGGCTGAGACGCAGAGCAAAACAACGGCGGACGCCCTTGCCGGCGTCTTAAAGGCTGCTCGCAGCGGGGCGGCGCGGAGCATGGCGGCCTATCCCGGCACGATCCCTGACCTTTTGAGCTTTATCAGTGAGCTTACAGGTCTGGATATGTCACTGGACACCGAGCTGCCAGGGTGGCTCTTTGAGGACGGCAAGCCCCGACAGTTTAAGGCTCAGAAGTCCGATGAAATTATTAAGGCGGCGTCGGAAAACCTACCCGCGCTGTCGCCGATCTTAAACTATGACCCTGAGAATGTAGCAGAGCGGTACGCCCAGACGGGGATGGAGTACGCAGCCGGCCCCATAGCGACCAACTTCGCCACAAACTTGGCGCGCAGTGGCTCTAAGCTGGCGTCTCGGTTTCTGCCAAGGCAAGCGTCGGACAAGGACGCGCTGCTTGCCTATTCGAGGCTGCCAGGAGATGCGCCGACCGCCGTTGGATCTGCCGTGCGCAATACCGCAGGCGAGATGGGGCGCGCTTTGCTGAGCGCGTCGCCTTTTGGGTCTACAGCGGCGGCTCTTGCAACCACCGGTGGTGTTGCCGATCAAACGCTTCGAGAGATGGGGGCGGCTGAATGGGGGCCGGTGGCCGGCGTTGCGGTGCCGTTGGCGGCGGTCTTGGGCAAGTCGGCGGCGGGGCAGCTAGGCAGGCTGCCGAGCTCGGAAGACTTTGTGGCTCAGCAACTTCCGAAAGACACGAGCACTGGCTCGGTTGATGTCCCGGCGATCACAAAAGCTCAGGAGTTGATGCGGCAAGGCAAACAGATAGGCGTAGATATTTCTGGGGCGGAGGCAACAAAAGCGATCACTGGAGACGTGAGCCTGCAAGAGGCCGTTTCTCAAGCCAACGCTACAGGCCTGACGCCAACGAATAGAGAAATTGCCATGGCCCGCGTAGCGCGAGCAACGCCGGCCAGCGGCCAAATGCAGGTCGTGCCGGGACAGATGGAGGTTGCCGCTCGCCGTCAAATTGAGCAGTTGACTGGGCAGCCTGACGCTTCCGAGGCGGCCATTCCCGGCTCGGCTGCTGCGCTTGTAAAGGACGCGCTTAATAGAGGCGAGCGCGAGCTTCTTAACGTGCCGCGAGGCCGGGAGGGGCAGAGGCCTCAACCTGGGCTGTTTGAGGAGGTCGCAAGGGACAATGTCCCGGTATCGCGTGATGCTGTGCGCAGCATTCAAGGGATGCTCGACGACATTGTAGCGCGCGAGGGGCCTACGGATATTGGTCGTACGGCAGAGGAGTTCAGAGGTAAGCTGATCCAAGGCGGGCGCTATCCAACCGCGTCGCGACTGCACAGCCTATATAAGGACTACAACGTCCGCCTTGCGGACGAGCTTGGCAGGAAGGAGAATTTCGCGACGGCACTTGAGGGGCAGATGCGTCCGGTGCTCAACGCCGTTCGCGACGCGTTCACGCGCGCTGATCCGCGCATGAAGCTGGCCATGGATGTCGAGGCGTTTGTCCGGCCCGAGTTTGGCATGGCGGATCTCGGGGGCGATGTTGGGCTGCCGACATTCCCGCCTTCCTCCATCGAACGGCGAGTGTCGCAAACGGCGTCCAGCAATGCGGCGCGCAATGTTTCGGACGAGGTGTTCAATTTTATCACGCCCATGAGGGAGTCGGGCATTGGCTCTGCCACAACGCCAAACTACAACGCGCAAGACGTTAAGCGGCTGTTCGATATTATCCTGGACGGCCCAGATGAGGTTGTGCGCACCGTGTTCTCGGCATTGCAGCAACGAGATCCATCCTTGGCGTCCCAGCTCAATGTTCAAGCGGGTGTCCCAGGAAACCCAAATTTCACCCCCGACATACGGCAGTTGGTTGCTAGGCGGCTGATCGGGCAGACATTTGAGCGCGTTCTAAATTCTGCCTTCTCTCCGGCTGGTGCTGATGCCGGCGCGGGGCAGGCGAAGGCTGGCGCAGCTTTCGCAAACAAATTGAGCGCAACCAAGCAGCAGCGCGATGTTCTACAGGAGCTTGTGAGGCAGGCGTCTAGGGCAAGCGGGACGGACTTCGACACGCAGTGGAACGGCATGCAGAAGTTGATCTCGATCCTCAAAGCGACCGAGGCTGTTGACACGCGCGGGACAGGCAGCCCGACGCAGCCAAGGCAGCAAAGGCGGGAAGCCGCTGAACAGGCTGCCAGCCCAGCCAAGCGCGCCGAGATGTTGTCTCGGCCCCGGCAATATCTGGTGAGCATGACAACTGGCATTTCTGCGGATCGGCTCATTTCGGCTGTCGCAGAGGCTAGTGCAACGCCAGAAGGCCTTGAGATCTTGAAAAAGCTGGGCACAAAAGCTGGCCGAGGCGAAAGCGGCTATCGACTGGCTGCTGAGCTGCTAGATCTTGGCCGCGTCGCGGTGGCACAAACGCAAGACGAGGATGTGCAGCGCGCCAACGCCCATCGAGAAATAACGCAAATGAAAGACCAATGACCTCCCGCGCTCTCGCCGCAGCAGCCGCTCTTTGGGCGGCTTTTTTTACGCCTGCGGCGATGGCGCAAAACCCGTGCATGGATCTCGCCCAAGCGGCGGAGAGGCTTGAGCGCAGCCACGGCGAGGTGCCGACATGGCGGGGCATGTCCGCGCGCGGCTACATGATCGTGCTGTTTGAGAGCGCCGAGACAGGCACCTGGACGATCGTCATGGTGCGTCGTGACGGCCTGGCGTGCCCTCTGGACGCCGGCCTCGCCGCGCAAAAATTGAGTAGGAGTAAGCCGTCATGACCCCCGAGGAAAGAGATCGGCTTGCCAAAGCCGAGCAGGCCATCGTCGACATGCGAGACGACATCAAGGCGATCCGCGAGGACTGCCAGCAGCTGACGAAGGCGCTCCACATGGGGCGCGGCGGGTTTTTCGTGATGCTACGCTTGGGGGCGCTCCTCGCTGCGGTAGGCGGCGGCAGCGCGTGGTTATATGACCACCTCCGGTGATGCTGGCTATGGCCCGCACGCCACCGGCAAAGCCGCCGAGGCGATCGCCATCGCATGGCTGTCGCGCCGAAAATTCGAGTGTTTCACGGCCTGGGGCAGCCACAGCCTCTGTGATCTGGTGGCCGTCAAGCGACGCGGCGCTGTATCTGCGTCGGTGACGCTGATCGAAGTCCGCGCGACCGACTATGCGGGCAGCGGCCACCGCCGCCTGTCAGCTGATCAGGCGAGGGCTGGGGTCGAGCTGCTGCTCGTCTATCCAGATGGGAATTGCGCTTGGGCCAACGCTGAGCAGGGCGGAGAAACGAATGGGTGATCAAAAAGTAGTGAGCGTGCAGGTCGATCGCGTTCGAAGCCACGTCCACGTCACGTCGAACGGCAGGCGCTGGGAGCTGACGCCGGAGCAGGCCGAGAGCCTCGCGGTGCTGCTTATCCGCGCGGTGCGGGAGGGCCAGGAATGACGATCGTGCCGAGCATTGGCGACCTACAGACGGCGGCGAGGACTATTTTCGGCGAGGCTAGAGGCGAGAGCGACGAAGGTCAGCGCTGGGTGGCGGCGACCATCATCACCCGCGCGCAGCGAGGTGGCTGGTGGGGCAGCACGCTGGCGACGGTCTGCAAAAAGCCGTGGCAGTACAGCTGTTGGAACGCCCGCGACCCGAATAGGCGGATCGTTGAGAGCTTGCAGCCTGACGAGCCTGAGTTTCTTCGCGCGCTGGAGAATTTAACGCAGGCGCTGCGTCATGGCGTCGGCGAGACCCCGACCCACTATCACACGACATCCATCAAGCCCAGTTGGAGCGATGCGGAGAGCATGCGCTTCATCGCGACGATCGGTCGTCACCACTTCTATGAGGAGACTTGAAATGCAGGAATTTGTATCGCTGGTGACTAGCACCGAGGCCGGAGCCTGGGTCGCGGCCCTTGCCACGTTGATCGCTGCGGCGAACGGGATCACCGCGCTGACGCCGACCAAGGTCGATAATAACGTGCTGGGCATCGTGCTCCAGATCCTCAACTGGCTCAGCCTCAACGTCTACAAAAACAAAAACGCGGATGATGTCTAGCTGGCTCAGCGCCATTGGTCAGATCGCCGGGATCTTTCGAGCGCTGTCCGAATGGTGGAGCCGGCGGCAGTTGATCGAGGCCGGCAAGCGCGAGGCTGAGGGAGAGAACAATGCCGAGCAGCTGGAAAAGATCCGCCGCGCAAATAGCGCTCGCATTAACGCTGACCGGGTGCGCGCTGACCACTACCGCGACTGACGTGTCGTGCGTCGCGTTTCAAATTATCAAGCCATCAAGATCCGACGTGCTGACCGCCGGCACCGAGCGCCAGATCGCCGAGCATAACGCGGCCTGGGAGGCGCTTTGCCGGTAAGGGGGGGAGAACTGCCTCTCGAGAGGCAGTGGTCCCCCAAATTGGCAGAAACGTTCATATTTAAGGCCAATTATAGGCCCCAGGAGGTTCAATTGAACCTTCCGACCCCTGCCTCTTTTTCCGCTAAGTCATTGATATTATTGGTCGGGGAGAGAGGATTCGAACCTCCGGCCCCTGCCTCCCGAATGCAGGGGCCTAAGCGTAACTAATTGACATTAAACGATTCTTAATGTCACAAAATGCTCAAAAGTGACGTTTTGTTCACTTCACGTTCACGGTTTCGGGTTCAATTGAACCTCCGACCCCTGCCTCTTTTGCGTTTTCGCCCTCAACAAAGGGTCCGTATAAATGACATGCGGGGGTGTTCGTCGCAGTCCGCTGCGGCGCGCAAAACCATCGCAAAGTGTGGGACGCGGGGGTGGGGAAACAGCGACGCGCTTCCCCCACTTGCAGTTTAGTCCACCTCAAGCGCCCGCGCCGCGCCGCGCAGATAGTCTGGGCTGAAACGCGCGTATATTTTTCGCGTTGTCTCGAGGCTGTCGTGGCCAAGATACTGCGCGATCTCCGCCATTGGCACGCCGGCCTCCGCCATCCAGACGGCGGCGCTGTGCCGCAGGACGTGCGGCGTTACATCCTCCAGCCCCGCCCGCTGGACAGCCCTGGCGAACGACTTCTTGATGTCGAGCACCGGCTTGCCGGCGAACTCGATGACGTGATGCGTCATCGCGACCTGCTTGGCAACGATCAGTGCTCGCCGCGCCCCCGCCGTCATCGGAAGCACTGCCCGCCCTTTATTCTTCGTGCCGATGCCGAGGTCGATCCGCTGGCGTGGGAAGTCGATCTGAGGCCACGTCAGCTGCAACAGCGCTGTTTTGCGCGCGCCGGTGGCAATTGCTAGCTCCAAGAAAAGATAGAGGTGAGGCGTTGAGACGGCGGCGTCTCGGAGCGCGCGGTATTCGCCCTTGGTGATATGACGGTGCCGGGGTGCCGGCGGCGCAGGTAGTTCGAAGATCGCGCTTTTATCTGTTGCATGCGCTCGGACGGCGCTGCGCAGGTCGGTGATCTCGCGCCGGATCGTGCCGTCCTGCACGACCTCGCGCCGCAGGGCGATATACTCGCGACAAAGCTCAGGACATATCTGATCAGGTCGGAGAGCGCCCCAGAAGGGCCGCAGCGCTTTGTACGAATACCGGGCGCGCTCTCGATCTCCGGCGGCGATATAGGCCTCCATGACCGCCGCGATGGTATCCTCGCGCGGTCGAGCCGCCTGCGCTCTCAAGTCCGCGAGGCGCTGCTCGGCAATGTCACGATCGTCAGTGCGGAGCGAGACGCGTCTGGTCTGGCCGCTCTCTCGCCAGACTGCGCACCATTTACCTCGGAAGAGCTTGATCCGCATTGTTCGTGTTCCGTTATGGCCTGCAATGTCACACGATGATGCCGCCCGACGCGGAACGCGCGCAACTGTTTACGCTTGATCATCCTCCTGATGCTGCTAAGCGGCACCCCCCATCGCTCCGCCAATTGGCCGACCGTGAAAATCTCCTGGTTCATTTTTCCTCCAATATCACCCTGCCCGCTTTGGCGGCTTGATCAAGGCGCGGGTTCAGATCGAGTGGCTCGTCTCCAGTGCTGACGCCACGCATATCGGAGATCGCGATCGTCATTAGTCTCGAGACCCCAGTCGCTTTCCTTAAATGCGGTCACCGTGGCGCTCGTCGACCAAGGATCATGGATAACCAATTGCCCATCTTTGTCGCGGTAGCATGTTTCGGGCACTATCTGGTCGTGCAGGTCGCAGCAGTCCTCGCACATCAGGCAAAGATCAAAAGCCTCGTCATCCTGCGGTATCCGCCACAAGTGCTCGGCATGAAAATAGCCGAAGCGCTCCAAAATATCCTCGCGCTGCTGCTTGCAGAGCCGCTCCGCCCTCACAACGCGAGGGTCGACCCAAAACTCGCTCCAAGGCAGATCGCGCGCGGCGTGGACGGCCTGCGTCAATGCAACGGGCAGGTGCTTTTTGATGTCCTCAATTTCCTGTAAAAGCCATTTAGGGTCGCGTTTGTAAGATGGCGCGATCCATTGATGATCCGCTACAAACTGTAGCGTCTCACGGGCTAAACAACGCCTTTTATGATCAGGTAAATTTACCATCATCTATAACCCGATGGCACGCCGCTTGTCACGGCTCCCACAATATTACTCTCCTCGGCATCGCCCCGGCAACACTCGTCAATAACCTGATCGAGCTTGACCCAGACCAAGACCCAGACCAAGACCAAGACCCAGACCAAGACCTAGACCTAGACCAAGACCTAGACCAAGACCAAGACCGAAACCCATAACTAGACCCAGACCTAGACATAGACATAGACCTAGGCCCAGACCAAGACTTAAACCCAGGCATAGACCTAGATCTATATCGTGCAGCGGTCATGACTTGTTCATGACTCCGAAACTTTCGATGGCCTGCACCTGGACATACCAAGCATCTACACCGAGGGGTTGGGCGTCTTTCCACTGCGGCGCGGAAAACTCACCTGTCTCATAGACGATCATCGCGTTATTTAGTTTGACGCAGGTCCTATTCGCCTCTACCAGCTTCCCGGTGTATATGTACAAGCCACACCATAGAGTAACAGTTTGTCCCAGAAGGCATTCGAGACCTTCGTTCTCAACTTCGTTCGCGATCACCTTCATTTGCACTTTTCCTTGTGGATGGTGGTTGCTAAATACATGCCCTCTGCGGTCCTGATCCGCTCCCCGATCCAGCGCACGACCGGCACGGCCATGGAATTTCCCAGCGCCTTGTATCGCGGCCCATCCGCTGCTGGCTTGCCGCGATAAGTGATGGCGGTGTAGCCGTCTCGGAACCCTTGGAGCCGCTCGCACTCGATCGGCATCAAGCGCCGAACGGCGTCCGGGTAGGTAATGGCGTTAATCATCCCCACCGAGTTGCCCGCCTTAGCCCCCTGCGATCGCTCCCAGTGCGCGGTAAGGGTGTCTGCGACTGCGGCGACCAAAGGCGTCCCGCGGCCCGTCCCATCCTCCGATGCATCGAAGCCATCCCCGCGCAGGGTGTGGGTGACAAGCGTTTCGCTTTCCGCATCCATGCGTCCAGAGCCGCCATGGGCATTCAGGCACATTGCAACGACGGGATCTTGGCCTCGGCTCTCTCCGGCGCGCTCTACGCCGCGGCCACTCGCTGTAAGGCTTGGCGCAGTTGGGGCGGCAAACTCTTCCCCCGCTTCTCGGCTCGGCGGAGGATGCCCCGACAAGCTGTCGCGCTCAAAAAGTACCGCCGCGGCACGTCGCCAGTCACCAAAATGCCCGACAACGAACACGCGCTTCCGTCGCTGGGCCAAGCCGAAGTATTGAGCGTCAAGCACTCGGTAGGCGAACCCATACCCGAGTTGCCCCAACGCCCCGAGGAAGGCTCCAAAGTCCCGTCCTCCGTTTGATGACAAGACGCCGGGGACGTTCTCCCATACCAACCAGCGGGGCCGATAGCGGTCAGAGATGGCAAGATATGTGAGGGCGAGGTTACCACGCGGGTCATCCATTCCTCTGCGGAGCCCTGCGACGCTGAACGACTGGCATGGGGTTCCTCCAACGAGAACATCGACATCTGCATCCGGCCACCTCTGGAAATTGGTCATGTCGCCCCAGTTCGGGACGTCGGGGTAGTGATGCGCCATTACAGCCGCTGGGAAGGCGTCGATCTCGGAGCAGGCGATAAAGTCCCAGCCGAGCGGAGACCAAGCAGCCTCTGGCGCTCCGATGCCGGAACAGACGGACAGGACGTTCATGTCGCCTGCTCGCCCTGACAGCATTCATCTATAACCCGATGGCACGCCGCGCATTGGCTATGCCCGGCGACCCAGACTAGTTGCGGCACCGCGCCCTCCTCGGCCCATGCACCGCAGCGCGTGCAATAGATCTGCTCGCGCGGATCGGGCTCTGGCTCCGAGCGTTTACCGTCGATCGCCTGCGGGCGATTAACATTCAAATGCTTGGCGATGGGGTTTTTGCGACCCGTCATGCCTCGACCTCCCACAAGAGCTTTTGCCCGAGCGGGTGCGTGTCCACGCGCGGACGGCTCGGGGTCGACCAACTGCGCCCCCTCACCTCGGCAACCATGTGCCAGTCATAGGTTTCGAGCCTCTTAAAGCCGAGCGCCTACGACGCCGGAGGAAGGCGGGGCCAGTCGGCAACCATGCGCCAGTCATAGGTTTCGAGCCTCTTAAAGCCGAGCGCCTTGGCCGCGCGCCAAGCCTCCCCGTCAAGGTAAGAACAAGCGTTCGGGGTGCCATCCGTGTAGAGCCTCGTGACCTCAAGCGTGAGGCCGTCATCGCGGTGTCGGGAAACCGGCCTCCCCACAATCGCCACCCCAACCACCCGATCCCCGAGCACTGCGCCGATCGAAAATTTATGTCCGACCACTGGCCGGTGGTGCCGATGGTGACGGCGCACGAATTCATTGGCTTCCGCCAGCGAGAGCGGCACGGTCGCGAGTTTGGGTTTGGCGATCGGGTTTTTCATCAGGCTCACTCAAAGTGGCGCGCGGCTCCAGCCACTGCCGCGCGCCTGACCGGGCACAGAGGGAGGTAACGCCCTTGGCTGGCCGGCTTTGCTCAAAACGGCACGAGCCAGAGCGCCGCTACAAAAGCGCTCGAAATAAAGGCCCAGCCGATCACGTCTCCGATAGCGCCGCGCATCAGAACGGCATCTCGTCATTGAGGTCGTCGCTGGCTGGCGCTTGCCAGTCCCGGCTCCCGCCACCGTCTCCGCCGCCGCCCGCGCTCTTTGCGTCGAGCATGGTGAGTTCGCCGCGATAGCGCTGGAGCACGATCTCCGTCGTGTATTTTTCTTGGCCCTGCTGGTCGGTCCATTTCCGGGTCTGCAACTGGCCCTCGAGATATACCGAGGAGCCCTTGCGCAGATACTTCTCGGCGACGTCGGCGAGGCGGTCATTGAAGATCACGACCCTGTGCCATTCCGTCTTCTCCTTCATCTCCCCGCTGGCCTTGTCCCTCCACCGCTCTGACGTGGCGATGGACATATTCACGACCCGGTCGCCTGAGTTCATGGTGCGGACTTCTGGGTCTCGGCCCAGATGGCCGATCAGGGTCACCTTGTTGAGTGATGGCATTATGCGGCCTCCTTTTGGCTGAGTTTATTTCGGGTGTCGTTGTAGACGCGCTGAAGCTCGGCGATCTGCGCGTCGGTCAGGCGCTCGTACTCGGGGTCGTCTTTGAGCGCAGCGCCGTTGGCCTTGAGGGCCTCGACGGTCATCGCGCTGCGGAGGCGCTCGGACCAAGTCTGGACGGTGCCGTTGTGCGCGACCGAGCCGATCGCGTCGGCAATAGCCGATGCCTGCTCCTTCTTGGTCGGCGGCGGCACCGGCGACAACGCGTCGTCCGGTGGGATCTCGGCGTCGCTGTAGAAGAAACCGTGCAAATTCACCGCCTTTAATATTGCTCGGTCCATGGCGCGCTTTTCCGCCATCGCTACCGGATACGCGTTTTTGTTGTTTCCCGGCGCGGCCTCGCCCCAGGAGATGTACTGGATGCTGTCCTTTGCGACGGTCGCCTTGGCGATGGCTGCGCTTTTCTCCGGCCAATACTGGACATCGAGGTCCACAGTCTGGATCGCCTGCGCGCCCGCCAGAAGCTCGATATATCTGTGCTTGATGATCCTCATCCCCGACTGTTTGTGCAGCCAGACCGCGTCCTGGATGTTGCTGCCCGGCGGGAGCAGGTCGAGCAGGCGGCGGTCATCACTACTTAAAGGCTTGTTCATCAACTTCCTCCTTCGTCAGCTTGATGGTGCGGCGCTTGCCGGTGTTGATAAGGTCGACGCCGTGCCCGTGCGTTGAGCGCGCGTCGCTCGGGGCAAGATCCTTGAGAGCCTTGTCAGCGGCCTTGTGCTGAGCAGCGGCCTCGCGCGTGGCGATGTAGGTGCCAGCCGCGTCTGCCCAAGCGTTGCTCGCGGTCATATCCACGACGCGGTGCGGCACGGGCGGCGGCGGTGTGTCCGCTGGCGGCTCAAAATACGCCGGATCTGGCGGCGTATTCTCAAGGAGGCACCGATGGAAATTGCGGTACAAGCGCAAAAGCTCGCTGGCATAGCCTTCGTCGATGTCGATGACGTATCGCGCCCACTTGTGGTTGCCAAAAAACACCGAAAGCTCGCCGGTTTTGACCTTGCGCCCAGTCGCGGCGGCGGCGCACAGGGCTTGGACGTGGATCTGCGGTGTGTAGGTCTCCAGCAAGCGCGGCTCAAACGCGTCGCCTGCGGTGTGCTTGTAGTCGATCACGACGAGGCTGCCGTCATCGGCATCCCGTACATCGTCAGGATGCGCGACGAGCCAGTCATAGTTTGGGTGAGTGTATTCTTGCTCAGCCCCGACCGTGGCGAGTCCTGTTTCTTGCGCGTACCAGCGCCTGTTGAGGGGCTCGGTGAACAAACCCATCTGAACGCGTAGCACGCGGCTAAGGTCTTCCCGCTCTTTCCTGCCAGTCATCTCTAGCCAGAGGTCAAGCGGCCCGCCTGGGCGCAGCAGCATATACGCTTTGCTCGCGCCAAGCTGATGCTTGGGAAAGTCACGCTGCATCGTCCAGGCCCTCAACGATCTCGGTGGCGCGAGCGAGGAAGCCGACCGCGTCCAGCGCGGCGGCGATGTCGGCGTCGCCTTCATGCCTGACGAATGCTTTCAGCAGCGCGACGCGCAGCGTCATAGCTGGTATCGGAGCCAGTGCGATCGGCGCGTCAAGCGGCTGCATGACGAGCCTCCTCGATCGCGCGGAGGTCTGCCTCCATTTCCGCGTCGTGGATCAGTTGCTCGGCAGCAGCCCTCTCTACGCCTGATGCGGCGAGGTCAGCCGCGAACTCCTCGCGGAGCAGCCGATGATTAGCGGTGATGTATCGATCGTGGTGCATTGCGTTCCTCCCTGATGAGAGAAACTGTACCTCATAAATTGTAATTGTCCACTAAAAAATGGACGAAATTGTCAAACAGCTCGGATGATATATATGACCCGGCCAATAATTTCGATCGCGCCCCCATTCTCAAAAATAGACTGATGCGAGGGGTCGGTGCTGGCCGGCTCCAAACGACGAGGGCCGTCATTGTCGCGGTACCGCTTGAACGTAGTCTCGTTATCCCGCCGAGCCACGACCAGTGCTCTATCGACGGGAAATGTCTGAGCGTAGTCAACCACAATGATCGAGTTGTGCGGAGCCTCTCGATCCATTGAATTCCCAGAGACGCGCAGCGCAAAGAGCGTTGAAGAACTAGACGGCACCGGCACTTTTTCGCCGTTTTCCGCCGTCGCCTCAGAGAAGTCCGATGCGCTCGCCCATGACACGACAGGCACCATCTGCACTAGAGGGGGTGGCCGTGGACTGAGGCTCTGTAAAGGCTCGGCGTCTGCGGCGGCCAGGTAAGTCTCAGTGACGTTGAACGTATCAGCGTAAATTTTCAATAGCGAGGCGCGAGGCTCCCGCTTGCCGCTCTCGTGCGACTGATATGTGGCATAAGGCACCCCCAACGCTTCAGCGGCGTGTTTCGCGTTGCGATACCCAGCGGCAACGCGCGCAGCCTTTAGGCGGGCTCTGA